GATTGGCAGACGAGGTATGAGGGGCTGAAGTCGATGTTGACGAACCATACGATGGTTTACCGACAGAAGGGATGTGATGACATTACGTTCCAACAACAGACTGGCCAACTGATGGGTAGCTTCCTTAGCTTCCCAATCCTCTGCATCTTGAATGCAGCAGTTAACCGTGCCTACTTAGACGCCTCCTTAGAGATACCACTAGCAGAGTTGCCAATGTTAATCAATGGTGACGACGTCATGATGTCTTCTGACAGTGACTTCTCCGACTGGGAGCCCCATGTGGGACTTGTCGGCCTGAAACCAAGCATCGGTAAGAACTACGTTCACCGACATGTTTGTTGTCTCAACTCCGAATTTTACAGGAGAGAAGAGATTGGGAAACCTTTTACAAGGATCCACCCAATTCGAATCTCCCTCATTTACGGGGTTTCCGGACGAACAGACTGCGAGCTTTTCGGCCGCTCTCGGCGAGCAGGGGATGACACTAACTACGGTACATTGGGCTCGAAGGCCAGGCTACTGATGGTGGGTCGGAATGTGGAAGAGCGCAAGATACTACTAAGCGCATTTATTAGTGAGTGTAGTGTGATACTGAAAGCCACGAGCCGATCGTGGTGGACCCCTGAAGAACTTGGGGGGCTGGGGCTTCCGTTGACGGAGGAGACAGTGAAGTTGATCACGAAAGAAGGGAGGGCCATCGCCACCTTCCTCGCTACTAGACCGGATCCGAAGGACGTGAGCATTTATGCTCCCCGTTTGTCGGCCGATTCCACGAAGGCATGTCGTGCTTGGATGCACGCATGTGACATGATCAATGAGATAGATGGTTATGAATATAGATGGTTAGATGAGGATGAAGAAACACGACCGCCCCCAGTCGCCCTCCGGCATTTCGTCGGACTGGGCTCCAAGCCGGTAGAGAGTGAGTCAAGAGATAGATACAATGAGGTCCGCCGTTTGGCGAAGGCCACAAAGTTGAATCCCATGACAAACACCAAACTCTTGGAATTTGCCGCACGACCTCGGGTCGCGGGCTGGGTGGTCCCTAGACAGACACTAGAGGAGTAGAATAGAGAGAGCTGCCTGATGCAAAAATCTGATACCGAATACAACTACTGGTGAATACTGGTGACAAAATGGTTATTAGTGAGCATGAACTGTGAGTGATGACATATGTTAGGTAGAGATTGACATGACAATTCCCCGATGCAGATTGATAACCTGCGGGGTCCTCCCGTGCTCAAGGAGAAGAGGCGCGTTTGTAACGCAGTAAGAGAAGAGTGAACAAGTTGGTCCATTAAGTCGTTCTTGCTTCGGAGTGGTTCCCGGGGTGAGTCGGCGTAGTCGCCAATCAGAGGAAACGGTACACACTTGTGCCAAGTTTATAGCCTGCCTGGGAAGGCCGCTATACTGGGGATTAAACCCTCAGCCACCATGGTGGAATTTGGAATAACGCAAGTGGCGCCCCTGCGGGGGTCGCTTCATGGAACGGATTCTTCGAAACTACTAGACTAGATGACGCAGGTTGTACCTGCCGCTTGCCACTACGGTGGTAAGTGACTAACATGTAGCTCTTCTCTCTCCTGGTGGGGAC